CTAAATCATATTTTACCCTCGTTTCAACAAGCCCTTGATTTGACACCTGCTAAAATAAGGACGAAATGATTTCATCGATACCGTATTCCGTTTTCACTTTCGCCAACCCATGAAACTGCCGGTACACCTCCCACTGATCTAAAAGATCGCCAAGCGGCATGAGCTAAACTTCGCGCTCCGACCGTCCCAACAGCGTCACCCCATAGAAGATCAGTCGGGCAAACAGCTCTTCGTCGCTTGCCCGACCAACACGTTTTTTGAGGGTTCCTCCTCGCTTTCGACATGACGCGCCGTGCCCTTCACCATCGCCTCCATGATCGCGACTTTGTAGCCGGACAGATCCAGCGGCGTTGTGAGCAGCTCCACCGCTTCCTCGGTCAGCAGCACGCGCTTATCGTCGGGCTCGAGCAGGTTATGCACGAGCGTGCTCTGATTCGCGAGCAGCGTGATCAGCCACACTACTTCGTCCAATGCGAGCTCAAAGTTCTCCGCCTTCATGAGCTTGTCGCCAAGATGCTCCAGCCCCCCGTAGCGTTTGGCTATCTCCTTTGTCGCGCGCGTGGTCAAGAGCATTTCATACTCCCGATTGCCGATTTGGATCATAGCGCCTCTGTCGTTTTCCATCTGCTTAACCCTCCGCCGTAAATGTCGGCTCGTAAACTTGCGTATACCAACCCGAGATCGTCGCCGCCGGTACGCTGGCATCGTCCTCATTGACCTCGGCTTTCCACGGATGCATTCCCTGACCGTCCAACTTGTTGCGCCGGATGATCGTTCCCTCGATCGACGGGGTCGAAAACGTTATGTTATCGCCCTTCGTCTGCAGGTTCGTCGCCGGGATACCGAACACCACGCGATAAAGCCAGAATAGGCGGTATTTGCCGTTGCTCTTCTTTGCGCGGAACCCGATCGCGACCGGCTGACCACCGTTCTCGCTCTGTGAAACCAGCACCTTGTTGTCGTCGATCTGAGCGCCGGTGAGATCGCTCGCGACCGCTGCGCCGATATTGTCAATGCCCAGCGTCAGCGTGCCGCTCTTGAACTCCTTAACCACTTCGGCAGCGCCGTCGTCGGCGTAGAGCGTCGCTTCATTGATATCAATCGACAGCTCCGCAGACATCGCCTTGGCGAGCGACACGGGCGTAGCGTACGTTTCATCGCCGTTCGTACCCTCTGTAATCTTCGCGTAAAATAGTCTGTCCAACCCGATGGTTGCCATATTACTGTTCCTCCTGTTCATATTCATGCGCTACGTCAAGTGAAAAATGGTGAAAATTTGTCCCCTCTTCATACCCGATATATCGCCGCTCCGTCACCAGAAAGCCTGCCGACAGGAGCATGCGCACGAGCAGCTCCTTTGCAGCGCCATAGTTGCCCTTCGAAAAGAGCGACAGCCGCGCTTCTTCGATGTTCATGCCCGGCGCATCGTCGGTAAACAGCGCGAAATGCTCCGCAACCGGCGTGATCACGACATACGCATCCGGCGCAGCCTTGGAGAAAACACCGGTTTCCACAGGAAGTCCGGCGCTCGTTACGATCGTATTCAGTTCTTCCAGCATGCTCATGGCAGGTTCAGCTCCTCTTTTAATACGCGTTGCATCTCCTCAATACACGGCTTCCGGCTCGATGTCTTGGTCTGCTTCAGAAACGGCTTCGGCGGCTGATTGTGCTTTCCGTACTCCAAAAGATTAGCGAGCATGGCATTGCTCACAGCGCCGCGGTTTTCGGAAAATCCGACTTTAACGTCGATGTTCAGATCGCGATCCAGCTTTGCGGGCGATACGCCGAGCGACGCGGCGAGCTTGCCGGTCGAGCGCGATTTGACCTTCGTGCCACGCCCGATCGCCGCCCGGAGATTCGATTTCATCTTATCCAGCACGACCTTGCCGCCCGCCTCCAGCGCTTTGGGGATCGCCGCGTCGAGCGCGTTACCCATGCCAGCCAACTGATCAAGCCATTTTGTGGGCATTTCGATCTTCACCTTACCCATCCGCAGTCATCCTTTTTCCAAGCAGTTCGAGATACATCTTTCTGCCCTTCACATCCTCGACGGACGTGATTTCGAAACGATCATCGCCGCAAAGAATCACATGCGCCGTGGTTACGGTCAGGTTTGGGATGACGCGAAGCCGGAACAGGTCCGTCGCCTCTGAAAAGGCGGCGCGGTTGACCCATTTCTGAGAACCGTGCCGCCCTTCCCGGTACGCATGAACAGAGGCGAGTATATTGTCCGTCTTGGTTGCGAACCCTTCCGCGTCCTTTGTGACCACCCCTTCCGCAATGGAGATGTGGGTATTCATTTTTCCAAAACTCATCCTAAATTTTCCAATCGCGGTCTAAGCGCAAAAGTGTGTTTACAACAGCCCACGTCTGCTGTCCCGCCTGTACATTGTCCGCAAAGAAGCCGCCTGTGCTGCCGTCCCGGCTCTCGTAAAAGTGGGAGGCTAGCATGATCACAGCCTGCTCGGTCGTCGGCGGCATGACAGCCGCTTCGTAGGTTCCGGCAGCTAGATGCTGGTAGCTCTCGGCGTAGGAAACTGCTGCAGCGATATATTGCTGCAGCAGTTCATCGTCAGCATGGTGTTCAAGGATCAGGTTCGCCTTGACTTTATCCAGCAGCGTCGTCATATCCTTACATCGCGCCCATTTCGTCGGCCGCCATAATGCCAGCGTCCTTGAGTTTTAGCAGCAGGGCGTTGAAATCGCTCTTGAGGTCGGCGATGGTCGTTGCGGCGCTCTCCGTCTGATTCGTCGCTTGATAGACGCTGCCGGCCTGATCCGTCGAGGCATACCCTGATTGCAGGCCGGTGACGGTGGCGGTATTCAGAATCTCCAGCGCACCGCCAATCACCAGCCGATCGCCGCCATCCGTCGCGTAGTTCTTACAGTTGCGGGTCACGTCGCCCGCCGGTGTTTCAATGATCTCCATGCTTACCCCCTCTTACGCCTTCTGCTGCAGGACTTTGATCGCTTCGGGCAGGATGAGCTTGCCATCCAGACGCTGCGACGCGAGGAACCCGACTTGACCGGTGGTCGCGTACAGCTCGTTCAGGCGCTTGAAGGTGCGGCCCTGACGGTCGGCGATCCAGTAGTAGGAAAAGTCACCAAACGCGATGGACTTGTTGCCAGCGCTGACGCCCGGCATGAACTCGCTCGTCACGATGCGGTGTCCGAGGATCGTATCCGGCGCATTCTCCGTAATGCCCGGGCGCCAGAGATACTGCCCCTCTCCATCTTTTAGTTTGCGCAGCAGCTTCACCGTCGTGTCGTTGAGCACGAATACCGCGCTCTTGCGATACGGCGCACGCAGCGAGTATACGAGGTCGATCAGTTCGTCACCTGTAATCGCAGATGCGCCTGCCGTAGTCACGCCGAGCTCCGCGCCACCGGTCGTGTGCAGAATTCCGATGGGCTTGCTCACACCGTTGCCGGTGAGGAATGCGTCCTCTTCCTTGTCGCCGATGCGTTTGCCAAACTGATCCGAAACATACCCTTCGATGTTGAAGATGCTGTCGGAGAGCAGTTCCTCGGATACCTTGATCATGGTAGCGAGCTTGTACGCGCCGAGCACGACCTGCGTGAACGTATCGTCCGAGAGCGGATAGGTTCCCTCTTCGTCGACCCAGTCGGCGGTGCCCTTGGATGCGACCACCGGGATCTTACGATCGCCGTAGCTGGTCTGGATCACATGGCAGAGCGGGCGCAGTACGTTCGCGGCCGTCAGTTTTTGCACCAGTGTGCGCTCGAACTCGTCAGGGACGAGATAACCACCCTCGCTGTCGGTTCCTTCCAGCAGGGAGTTCAGGATCTCGGGTCTCGGATTCTTGGAGCGGATCGCGTTCCAGAACGCTTTATCGTACGCGTCGGACGCGCGGCCAGTTTTCTGGGCAGATGCTACCTGCGCCGGCTTGCTGGTCAGCGGATCGGCGGTGGGTTTGTTCAACTCCGCGTCCAATGCCGACTGCCGTTCCAGGCGATCGATTTCTTTACCGAGGTTGACGACGTCGGTTTCCATCTTCTCGTAAGTCGCTACGTCCTCGGCGGCGAGAAGGCCGTCGTTGCCGCGCTTGGTGTCGAGAAACGCTTTTGCCGCGTCCCACGCTTTTGCGCGTTTTTCGCGGAGTTCCTGAATCTGATTCATGTATTCTTCTCCTTTATTTCTTCAAAAGATTGAGTCGCTGGTACAGCGGCTCTGCGGAATATTTCGGTTCGGGTTTCGGTAACTTGTTTAGTAGTGAATTGGTCACCGCGCGGCGACTAAATTGATAACTGTTAGCCGGGATGTTCTCTGACAGTGGCGCGTCCCGCGT